TCGCCTATGCCGAATTCTATGTCGACCCGGCCGAAGCGATCGGGGTCGGCGGCGGCCGTTTCAAGAATGTCTATCGCAACCCGGCTCGGTTCGAAGTGTACATCTTTGTCCCGCGTGGCTGGGGTTTGCCTCCAGCGCTCGAGTATGCCGAACAGGTGGCGGCGCTTTTCCGCTCCTACCGAGACACCGACATTTCCTGTTTCGACTGCACGGTGTTTGCCGGCGGCGACGGCACGAGCCTTACCCCGCCCGGCCTCACCTCGGAAGTCGGCAACTACTACTACAGCGTAGCGGCGGCGAACCTCTGGTTCGACCAAGTCGGGTAAGCCCGACCCCTCTTCGCATCACTGTTTCTGATGCTCGCGTGTCGCCCGCGCGAGTGTTTCGACGTGCGCGCTTGGGCAACGCGATCTTGAAAGGGCAAGCCCATGCCGTTGTCGGAAGGCACATCAGTCCGAATCAGCTACAAGGAGTATGCCACGGGCCTCATCGAGTCCAACACGCAGCCGGACCCGACCGTGGATCCGGGGACCACAGGTGCCCAAGTCGTTCGCCGGGTCAGTTCATCGCTGAATTTGGTAAAAGATACCTACGAGTCGCAGGAAGTTCGTACCGACCGGCAGATTGTCGATTATCGACATGGCGTCCGCCGGGTTACCGGCTCGATCAGCGGTGAATGGTCCCCGGCAACTTATTGGGACTTTATCAAGGCTGCTTGCATGGCAGACGATGAGGTGGTGACCGGTTCGACTGCACTGGAGCTGGGGTCGGTTGCCGCGGACAATCTAACATCCACACTGACATTTACCAACGGCGACCCGGTTGCTCTGGGGTATCGCGTCGGCGATATCATTAGGCTCAGCGATTTGGTGGCCGGCGCCGCCAATAACAATGTGAATTTCGTCATTGCGGCGTTCGGCGGCACTTCTAACCGAGAAGTTACCGTCTCGCCCGCGCCGGCCACGATGGCGGACGAGCCGACATTCAACTTCAAGACCTCAGGACGCGGCGTGGCAGTACCCTCGACCGGTCATATCCGCAGGAAGTTCGCGTTCGAGGAACAGTTCGACGACATTGATTTCGCGCGCTTGTTCTTGGAATGCCGGATTGGCGGGATCACGCTGAACTTGCCGGCGACCGGGCTCGCGACAATCGAAATCCCGGTCATGGGCCGCGATATGGGCGTTTTCGAGGGCGCCGCGGCCCCGTTCTTCAGTACTCCCGATCCGCCTACCGATACCGGCATTTTTGCGGCCGTGAATGGGCTTATTCGCGTCAATAATGTATTCGTCGGCGTGATTACCGGAGTCACGATAACGATGACTCTTGAGCCGTCCTCGGATGCGGTGGTCGGGCAAAACTATGTCCCCGAGGTATTCCTCGGAAGCGTTCGGGTTAGCGGTACGCTGACCGCGATGCTTGAGAACGCAGACATGATCAACAACTTCGTCGATGAAGACGAGATCGATATCCTGATAACCCTGACCACAACAAATGCATCCGACTCACCTGCTGCTTCGGTGCATATGCCGCGTGTGAAATTCGGCGATGCAAGCGTCGCCGTCACAGGCATGGGCGCGCAGATAATTACAATGCCGTATGTGGCGTTGAAGGACACCAGCACCCTGGCTGGGGTCGTACAAACAACAATAAGATTCTTCGACTCGGAAGCCGCGGCGTAACCGCCGCTCCAAGAACCTGCCGCCACGGGACCGTGTCCGCCCCCGGTGGACCGGCATGCCGGGTCGGGCTCGCTGGCGGGTGAGCCCGACCATTCCACTCCTTCCGCCAAGGGATTCAAGATGAACGGAAAATTCGCGGGCATGGAAATGTCCGTCGATAAGCCTGAGCGCTTGCCGCTGTTGCACCCGACGACCCGCCAGACGCTCAGGGATGGCAACGGCAACGAGGCCTTTCTCGACCTTTATTCCCAGGACAGTAAAATCGCGCGCGACCACACGCTCGCCATCCAGCGGCGCCGGCTGCGAGCCGCGCGCGGCAGGCTGCGGATCGAGCCCGAGGAGATCGAGGCCGATACGGTCGATCTGCTGGCGTCCTTAACCGCCGGGTGGCACTTAGTCGGGCTGAACGGCACCGTCCTCGACGTGCCCTTCTCGACTGACAATGCCCGTGAGCTCTACTCCGCGCCTCAGCTCGCCTGGGTCAGAGAGCAGGCGGACGAGTTCGTGAATGACAGGGGAAATTTCAAGCCGGCCTCGTAGCGGAGCTGATGGAGTGGGCCGAATACCATTTTCGGAACCGAGCCGTCACAGCCGATGGGACCGAGGCCGGCGACCATTTCGAGTCGGCGCAGCGCCAGCTCGCCCGGCTGCCAGGGCGTAAACGACCCAAGCCAAACGGCTCTTTAAGCCCCGAGGGTCCGCCGTTCCCCGAGCCCCTCGAGTATCTCTGGCAATGGTTCGAAGAGATCTCCATGGGGCTGCCGATCAGCGGCATGGCACCGCCTGTGGTCAGCTGGGACAGCCTGCAGGCGTGGCAGCGGCTGACCGTCGCCGGTCCCGTCGAGCGGTGGGAGGCCTACACCCTCGTCCAGCTCGGGATGCTGCGCGCCGGGATCCAGGCCGAGGCCAACCGCAATAATCGAAACAAGCCGCCGGCCGCCAAGCAGCGGCCGCCCGCGATCGGCAAAGGGAGTCGTAAAGGATGACCTACCCGTAAATGCCCGACACGATCGAACGGGCGGTCTATGAGCTCGATAGCAGCGGCTTTGTCAAAAGTGCTGACGCCGCCACACAGGCCACAGAGCGCCTGACGGTCGCGGAGCGCAAACAGGAGAGGGCAAAGCGCGAGTCTGCCGAGGCGCTCGAGAAATGGATCCGGAGCGCCGATCGCCAGCTGCGCGTACTGAACCAGTACGCAGTCGATCTTGATCGGCTGTCGCGGTACGAGCGCGAGGAAGTCGGCACCGCCGAGCAGCGCGCCCGCGCGCTCGACATGATCACCGAGAAGTACCTCAAGAACGCGCGCGCCGCTGAGGAGGCCGCGAGCGGCATCACCAAGTTGCGCGGCAAATTTGACCCGGCAAGCACGTCGGCGAAGTCCATGAATGCGGAGCTCGCCGAGCTCAATAAGGCCTTCAACCAAGGTATCAACATTGCGGGTGGCTATACCAACAACTACAACGAGATCATCGCGAGGTACAACGAGGGGTCAGCCGAAGCCAAGGCAGCCCAGGCCGCACAGCTCGCGCTCAACAATACGCTCCAGGGCTTCCGCGACGAACTCGACGCAACCCTGCCGGTGCTGCGGGCCTACGAGGCCGAGCTCGAGGCGCTCGCAGCGCTCGAGAAAGCAGGCAAGCTTGAGCCCGGTGAGAAGGTGCTGTTCGAAAAGCACATCGATGACAAATTCACCGGGAGGTACAGGCAGGCCTCGGGCCAGGACGAAGCCGATCGCAAAGCGGCCGCTGAACAGGACCGTCTCAACGCAGCCTTAGAGAAGGCCCTCAACGTTATTGAACCAACCCGAGCCGCGACCCAGAGGTACAACGCGGCGCTAAAGGAACTCGACGAGCTGCTCGACAAGACCGACATCGGTATCGAGAAAGCGGTGCTTGTCCATGATGCACTGACTGCAGCCTACGAGAAAGAGATTGCCGCGCTTCGGGGCCTCTCGGCAGCCGAGATCGAGGCGCAGCAGCACCGCGAAAAGAACGCGATCACCCGCGCTGGAAGCAATCTTACGAGCGAGGCCTCTCAGGTCGGGGTCAACCGCCAGCGCTACACCAAAACACCCTCGTTTTTCGATGTCCTCGACAAGGGGGACCGGACAGGTGCGCCCACGTCCGGAAATTCCGCTCTCGAGGACCGCGCCGATCAGCAGGAGAAGCTCAATAAGAGCGTCGAGAGATGGCTCAAACTGATCGATCCGGCGCGCGACGCGGTGGCAGAATACAACGCGGCCCTGACCGCTCTGGGCGAGGATGTCGCCAACGACAGGATTTCACTTCAGCAGTTCGGCGAGGCGTACGACAAGCTGACCGCGGCGGCTCGAAAACAGATCGATGCTCTGAGAGGCGTCACCGAAGCCGAGCAGAAGGCCAAGGCACAGAGGCAGGCGAACAGGGCCGATGCGCAGGAGGCAGAGAACGCGCAGAATAAGCTGACCAAGTCAGCGCAAGACTATATGGACAAGCTGGATCCTGTCGCCGCAGTCACACGAAAATACAAAGAAGAACTTGCAAACGTCAAACAGCTCGAACAAGCGGGCTATCTTACCCGCATGCAAGCGGGTCGGGTTACCAAACAATTGGGGATTGATCACGACGAGTTGGTAAAGAAGACCACGGCGGCTGCGAACGCCAATGGCGGCCTGAGTAAAGGCATGCTTGGTGCAACACAGCAATCGCGTGCGATGCAATTTGCGGTGCAAAACTTATCGTTTCAGCTAAACGATGTATTTACCTCGATTGCCAGCGGTCAATCTATTACAAGAACAATGGCTCAACAGTTTGGCCAGTTTGTACAAGTCTTTCAGCAAGGCGGTGGCGTCAAGAATGTATTAAGTGAATTTGGCGCTACGTTAGCTCGACTTGCGACTCCGTTGAACTTGTTTCTGGTTGGACTCGCTGCAGTCGGCGCCGGCTTTTTGTATCTCATCGGACGCGCCGAAGCGACAGAATCCAGACTGCGCAATTTCGATGTCATTTTGCGCTCCATGGGCACGCGCGGTCAGAGCAGCGCGGCCGGTCTCGACGAAGTCGTCAAGAATCTGCGCGATACCGGAACGGCCGCCGAGGACGCGTACAAGGCGGTCCAGGCCTTCGCACGTACGCCCCTGGTCAACCCGGCAACAGCCGGCAAGCTGCTGCCCCTGGCGCGTGACATCGCGGCGGCGAGAGGCGAAGATTTCGCGTCGGTCAGCCAGCGCATGGCCGACAGCTTCAGTCAGGGCACCGATGAGGCCATAAAATTCGCGCAGGCCGTCGGCGGACCAAACGCTTTGACGGCGAAAGAAATCGAGAACATGAAGGCGATGGGGAGGCACGGCGATCAAGCCGGTGCGCTGCGCATCGAGATCGCCGCTCTCCAGCGCCAGTTCGGCGGGTCGTTCCGTGACGTGATGTCCGACACCGAGAAGGCTGCGATCGGGATCGGCGCCGCCTGGAACAACATGCTCGATGCACTGTCGAAAACGACAGGCGTTCAGATGGCGAAAAACGCCCTCGTCGGCATGCTGCAAGGCGTCGCGAATGCGGTGAATGCCCCGAACCCGCAGACCCCGGTCGAACAGGCTAATGCCCCGCGTCGGGCGCTCGGGCTGGCTCCGCTGACCCCGGCGCAGGAAGAAAACCTCAATCGGGAGCGCGCCGGGCAGGCCAACGTCACAGGCGGCGCGCTGACCGGCGCCACCTCGACCTTTACCACGTCGCCGACCAGCTCGGTGTTTTCGACGACGGCCAATGCCGCGCTCGGTCAGGTCGATCCGCAAGTCGTGCGCGACTTTGAGCGGAACCTGATCGAAACCGGAATGAAGGCAATCATCACCAGCACGACCACCGGCCCGCACACCAAGGACAGCCAGCACTTTACGCGCAACACCGTCACCGGGATGGGCGAGGCGCTGGACTACAATCTGATCGATCCGGAGACCAATCGCGTGGTCACGCACGACCAAGCGCGTGTCCGCGGCAGCCGCGCGGAGGGGCTCTACCGCGATTTCGAGTACCGGTTCAAGGCGCTGCGGCCCGACGAATATCGCGCTGGCGTCGATTTCAACGACCCGGGCCATGTCGATCGCGGCCTGATATCGGGTGCCGCGCCTGGGCGGTTGGCGGGCCGGCTGGGCGGCGGGCCGCTGCCAACAGAGCAGACGTTTGGTACGGGTGTGCTCGCCAGGGCGCGCGCGCCCGAGGCACCGCAGGAGGTGCCCGGCGGGTTGACGGAAACCCAGACGGCCAACCTCTCTGAGATCGACAAATTTAACGATGCGATGGCCCGGTCGCAAAAGCTGATCGGAGAGAACAGGGTCTATTGGACCGCCTATGTCCAAGCCCTTGGACCGGGTGCATCCAGCCTGGAGAAGACTACCGAAGCCGAGCTCGCCGGCATGCAAGCCGTCCGCATGTGGAAGCTCGAGATCGACAAAAAGAACGATACCGATCGGATCGCCAACGATCTTGCGCTGCAGCAGGCGAAAGCGTTCGGCACCGATGTCGTGGCCGGTTATGACGCGGCTGCGGAGGCCGAGGCCAAGTTGGCTGTGCGGGACGAGTCGCAATACACGACCGCGCAGAAGAAGCAGCTCATCCTCGAGAAGAATGCGGCCGACGCGGTCCTGCAGGGGCGGACGCAAACAGCGCTGGCGGTCACCACGCTCGCCAACCAGCAGAAGCTGCTTGATGCCGCCGGAAAAGGGGAGGCGGCGCAGCAGGATCAGGCTATCGCGAACGAAGCCACCGAGAAGACGCAGGACGCCCTCAACCGGGCGAAGTTGTCACACATCGAGATCCTGAAGGAGGAGGCCCAGAAGCTTTACGACACCGCGCTGGCGCAGGCCAAGCTGAGCGCCGAGCAAAAAGCCGGGCTCGAGGGCACCAACGAGATCAAGCAGCTCCGCGTGACGCTGCGGAGCACCACGCTCGAAACCGGGCTGACCGCCTCGGGCCTGCCGCAGGATGCCATTACGCGGCAGCTGGATTACCTCGCGGCCGTCGAGAAGTTGAACACGGAGCTTCTCAAGGCGCCGCCTGAGATCAGGGCTTCCTATGCCGCGACGGCTACGGCCGTGGCGGACGCGAAGTACCAGCTGACCCAGGTTCAGCGAGAACAGCAGCGGTGGAATGACCTTGTCACCGAGCTGACCTCGAGCATTCAGAACGAGCTGACCCAGGCGATTCAGGATGCGTTCTCGGAAGATAAAGTCGAAAGCTGGGGCAAGAAGCTGCAGAAATGGATTGGGAGCGCGGCCAGCTCGCTGTCCAGCGCCCTGTTCATCAAGCCCGCCTTGGGGACGGCTGCCACTGCACTCGGCTTTGGCACGGTCGGGCAATCGCTCGGGACTTTCGGCAGCCTGGGTGGTGGGGCGAGTTTGCTTGGCGGGGCGAGCCTGCTTGGCGGGGCGAGCCTGCTCGGCGGCACCAGTGGCGGCACGGGTCAGTCGGCGGTCATTACGCAAAAAGCCGACGGCACATACAGCCTGCAGACCCTGTCGTCGGGGGCCTCGCTTGTCAGCTCAGGGTCAAGCCTGTTGGGCGGCGGCAGCACCGGCACGCTGGGCTTCCTCGATACGCTTGGGGAGAAGCTCGGGTTCTCGACACCACTGCAAGGCCCGACCCTGAGCGGCGCGCCGCTCGGCTCCGGTTCACTATTCTCGTCTTCCTTCGGGTCATTCCTGGGCGGGGCCGGCGCCGGCCTGGGGGCCGGGCTCACGCTGAACAGCCTGCTCGGTGGCACCAAGCTCGGCGGCAGCGTTGGTAGCGCCACGGGCTCGCTGACGGGCGCGTTGCTCGGGTCGATCTTCCCTGTCGTTGGCCCGATCGTCGGCGGCATCGCCGGGGGCGCGATCGGCGGCGGGTTGGGCGGCTTGGTCGGTCAGACCCACAAATCGGCCAACGCGACCGGCGTGTCGATCGATCTCGCGTCTGGGAAGGCAACTGGATTTACGAGCTCGGGCAGTGCCGAGAACGATAGAACCCTGAAGGAAATTCGCGACGACTTGTCGAAATTCACAAAGAACGTCCAGGTATCGACCGGCGGCACGGCGGCGGGGTACATCAATCCCCAGGCGACGGACCAAGGAATTAAGCTGGATTACGATATTACCGGGTTTGGTAGCGGGGTTTACAATACCAAAGATTCGCAAGACGCAATCGACGTGGCAGAGCAGGCCATTATAAAAGGCCTGACAGGGGTCAGTGACCTGACCCAGCTGGTCATCGATAAATACACTGGAAACATCGATGATCTAACAACCGCCCTTGATGCCGCATCGACCTATAAAGATACGGCAGTTACCGATACCGTAAGAACGGTGATCGACCAGACCACCGACCCATCTAAATTAGCGGACGCGCTCAAGTTCGCCGAAACATACGACAAAATCGGCGAGGCGGCAAAGGACGCGTTTTCCTCTATCCCGGCCGATTTGGATATCGCGGGTCCGTTCAAGACGGCCAGCGACGACATTAAAACTACATTTGATGACCTCGTCGATACTGCAAATTCGTATAATCTAGCGATTGACAAAATAAACGAGGCTCGCGATGAAGCAAATTCGCGTTTAACGAAAGATTTTGACAGATATATGAACGACCTTGTGGAAGCGGCAACCGATCCGCTGCAGAGCCTCGTCGATATTGAGAAGCGTGCCGGGGAAGCCCGGGTTAAAGAGGCGGAGGCCGCGGCCGGTGATATGGAAGCTGTGAACAAGTTGAACGCGGCGAATCTGGATAAGATTTGGACCGACTCCACCAAGAGTATCAAAGACCTGCGCGACGAATTCAAGACCGGCGATTTGTCCGGGTTGACGGATTATCAACGGTTGCCGGCCGCACGAACAAAATACGTTGACACGCTAGCGGCGGTTCAGGGTGGTGACACAAGTAAGTGGGACCAGCTGATTACCGACGCAAAAGATTTGTTCGATTTGTCGAAAGGGGCTTACGGTGAGGGGCCGAAGACCGCGCAGTGGCGTACGGCGATAACAGCCGTACTAGACAATGTACTGGCCGGTCGTAGCTTTGCCGGCGGGACGATGTCAACACCTCCTGGTACAGTCCTAGTCGGCGAGGATGGCCCTGAGCTTATCTCACAACGTGGCGGTCTATCCGTTTACACGCATCGGGAAACCGAGAAAATTCTGTCCGATCCGATAATGCGGCACGTAAACAACACCAATACGTTCATGCCGATTATGACCGGGGTTTCTGATGGAATGAGTGGGGTATACCAGACCCTGGTCGCGCCGCCGGATTTGACGATGCCGTCTGTTGCTGCTGCACCCACAACGACAGAAAATGATAATTCCGATATCATAGATGTACTACGAGATGTTGTTGCGGCGGTCAATGTAAATAATACCATAACTCGCATAGGTCATTATGAGACGGGTGAAGAGCTCAGGACACAGACGAGCGAAATGAAAAAGCCTGCGCCTTATGTGCCACCCCGCAGGCGGGCGGCATCTTAATCGTGATGCGGCGGTAGGATCCAGGCTGCGCGTCTGACGCGCGCACGCCGCAGCTTCTTCAGTGCTTCGCGTCGGCCTTCGTGGCCGTGAGATGCGACGAGTTGCTGGAGACGGCCTTCTTGGACAAGTCGCAGTCTTCTCAGGCGCCTCTTTATAGGGGGCTCATACCCCCACGCGTCGATGCCTTCTATTAGGTAAATCGGCATTGCTTCGTTGCGCTTCCTGTTGGTTGGGCTAATTCGCCGAATGCATTCATCGGGGAGACGGCTCTTGGCAATAAGTATAGCTGCATTCCGTATCGTAGTCACGGTAGCAAGCTGATGGCTGGGTTCAGCACCAAGGCGTACGGCTCAGCGCACTATACGCAAACCAGAGGAATGTTGCTGTTCAGCACGACGACCGGAACGGGTCCATACGCACTGAATGATCCGCAGCCGGGCTTCGTAACACCTGAGGATAGACTCTCTGGTAGTGCAACGGTGCGGTATCGGGTCTCAAGTGGCATTAAGCAGGAAATAGGAGAGGGCATATTCGAGTTTGCCGCCAATCGTCTAACTCGTGGGCTATTGGATATTCCAAATTCAGGGCTGCCTGTTGATTGGGGTCCGGGCCGTAAACTGATTTATATCCTGAAGGTGGGGAAATGACGATATACTTTTTCGGCACCGAAGATATTCATTTCGTCCGGGCAGGCGCCCCGAGCGTAGTTGTTGATCCCTCTCGGTTTCGGCCTGCATGGTCACGATGTGCATTGGTAGCAGGTTGGGGGCCGTTTTGGCGAGCGCCGTTGCAAAGTATGTCTATAAGCACAAGTGAGTTTTGGTTTACCTGTTACATGTGCCAAGACGCTTCGGTTATCTCGTTTTCAGACTGGATACGCTTTCTCAATGGAGATACCTGGCAGTTTGCGGTTTATGGTCGAGAAAGTGAGTATCCGAAATTACTGAAAAACAATGGCGATGATGTTCCACCCATAACGCTCGCTACGGGCAGTTTGCCGATGTTTGCGCTCAACCGTGTTGGGCGCGTCGATATTTATTCGAATACTGGATCAGGCGAATTTCGAATGTATTTAGACCGTGAGCTGGCGCTCAGTTTCACCGGTGGTTTCAGCGATAGCGGGGCGATTACCGGGTTTGATCTTTATGGCGGTGGTTTTGAGGCAAACGCGAGTTTTTCCGAGGTGTGTTGGAGATCGGACGATACACGAAAAATGATTGGCGTGCGCTCGGTATGGCCCTTCGGCGACGGCGTGAATATGCAATGGATCGGTGTCAAAGAAGACGTTAACGAAATTCCGGTCGATGAAACTGACGCCAATTACACGGATACGCCTGGGCTTGTGCAGGAATATACTATACCGCCGCTGCCCGTCTTTACACAAAATGTGGTTGTCAGCGCCATTATGGTCGGCGCACGCATGGCAACTAATCCTACCAATCAAGCGGTTGTTGTGCGGACCAACGACGCCGATTACCTGTCACCCTCTTTCAGTACAGGTGGCGCGATCGAGGACCGCATGGGCATCTGGGAAACGAACCCGGCGACGTCGGCGCAATTCACGCTAGATGAAGTCAACGATTCGGAGTTCAACATTGGTGTCGCTAGCACCTGAGAGGAAACGGCTCATGCTTGTCGAAGCGGCTCACGCAACCGGCATATTCACCGCGTGGTTTCACGACGCCGATGGGAATTTATGCTGGGTTGACGAATTCAAGAATACTGTCGTGACGGTCGGGAAGAATCTTGGGCTGGACACTTATCTGGCGGGCTCCGCCTATACCGTCACCGGCCCCTACGTTTTTCTGATTTCCTCGGTGAGCTACAGCGCGATCAGTGCCGCCGACACGATGGCCTCGCATGCGGGGTGGACTGAGTTTGCCGGTTATACCGGCAGTCGACCAACCGCCGCTTGGAGTGCGGCTGCCGCTGGAGCAAAGGCGCTTTCGAGCCCTGCGGCTTTCACTATCAATGCGGCCGGCACGGTCAAGGGTGCTGCGTTGGTTTTCGGGTCAGGGGCTTCCGCGACAATTGGTAATACCGGCGGGACGTTGTACTCAGCCGGTTTATTCTCGGGAGGTGATCAGCCAGTAACAATCGGCGGCACGCTTTCGGTCAGCTACACCGCGTCACTGTGAGCCGGTTATGGCTACGCTCGGGACCGATGGGTTCGACCGCTACGGGGGCCTCTGCTCGGTCACCGCTCTTACTACCGCGCTGCTTGGTCAAAATGGCTGGGCGACTGTTGTAGCTACCGGGACTATCGGAGGAAGCTCTAGCCAGCAGATTGTTGCGGGCTTGAGTTCTCCAGGGTTTGCGTTTCAAAATACATCCTCTTCCAGCACCTCCATTGCTGTCGCTACCTACGGAATACAAAAAACACTTCCGGCGAACTATTCTCGGCTGATCGGTGGCTGCCGATTTAGCTGGAATTGCCCGACTCTTACGGACCCCACCTTAGTGGCTGCCGGTATTCAGTTACTCGACAGTGCGTTGGCCCAGGTTTCCTTTGGTATCAAAGTCTCTACTGGGCAACTGGTCGTCTTTAGCGGCGGCCTTACCGGTACGGTGTTGGGCACATCCGTAATAACTGTCCCGCAAAACTCAACGCACTACCTCGAGTGGGACATCACGATCCACAATACGACCGGCTCTGTTCAGATCTGGCTCGACGGTCAGTCGGTCCTTTCCGTCAGCGGGGTCAACACGCGCGGCGGCACTTCGGCTGCTCAGGCGAATGGAGTGCGGCTGTCGTGCTACTCTAATGCCGTAGCAATCGTTACTGGTATTTACGACGATTTCTACCTGTTCGATACGTCGGGTTCGCGCAACAACGCGGTGCTGCTGACCAACCCGCGCTGTGAGTGGCAAGTCCCGACCAGCGACGTGCAGAAGCAGTGGACGACCGGTGCCGGCGTCTTGGGCAGTGTCTATGCCAGGACAACGACGACGCTTTCCTTGGCCGCCAATCAGCTTCTACTGCGGCCATTTACGCCGTCGGTTAATTGTACGTTGAACAACGTGTCTTTTGTCTGCACGACGACCAACGTTGCAGCAAAGTTCAAAGGCGCGGTCTATGCGGATAATGGAAATACCCCGGTTGGGGGCACGCGTCTCGGGTCAGGAACAGAAGTGGTTGGCTGCACTGCGAATGTTGCGCAGACCAGTCCGTTTGCGTCTCCCGTCAGTCTGACCGCAGGTACAAAATACTGGCTCGGGTTTGTCAGCGATACCACGCTGACTTTTGTTTGCAATGACGCCAACGCCGATGCCGTCCGGTGTACTGTTACCTATGCGACGGCACCGCCGACCCCCGGCCCTGCAATTATAGCCAGCGGTATAGCGAGTGTTGTTGTATATGGAAATGTTACGGGCATGTCGACGAACTGGTCCCAGGTCGACGACTCTGGCGGGTCTGGTGAGAGCGATCCGGACATCAATTTCAGCGCTACGTTAAATCAAGAAGACCTGTTCGGGTTTCCGGCGCTGTCGGTGACCCCGGACAACGTGTACACAATGTCCGTGTGTGGCCTGATAAAACGGTCGGACACGGGCTCACGTACGGTTGACCTGAGAGCCAAATCGGGCTCGACGACCAGCTCGGGCAGTACTACCGGTATCTCGCCGGGCACGACCTACGGCTGGTCGGAGACCCGGTACGAGACCAATCCCGATACGACTGCTCCCTGGACGGGGTCCGAGGTCAACGCCGCATCGGCCGGCATCAAAATAGTGTCGTAACCCGTGACCGACCTTCGCGTCGATGTCCTCGGGCGCGAGGTTCTCCTCACACTCCGGACCGACGCTCTCAATGTAGATTCCCTCGGGCGCGAGGTTCTTCAAAGCCGTCAGAGCGCGATCGAGATCGATGTCCTCGGTCGTGAGGTACTGGTCCCGACCACGCAGGTCGTGGAGCGCGCCGCCGCGACCGACACAGTCAGCGCCACGTTCTCGGTTACGAGAACGGTCAGCGAGGCGGCCGGCGCCACCGATTCCGTCTCGGCGGTATTTACCGGCGTCTCGCTCGTTTCCGAGACTGCAGACGCGGCCGATGCGGTCTCGGCGAGTTTTGACGCCACAGCCTCGATCACTGAGGCCGCGCCAGCCAGCGATGATGTCTCGGCGATCTGGGCTCCGCCCGCTTCATGGTTGGGCTCGATCGCGGAAAGCTCCAGCGCGGACGACGCCGTCTCGGCGGTGTGGGTTCCCGCCGCTGCATGGTCGGGAGCGATCGACGAAGGCGCCAGCGCGGACGATGCCGTCTCGGCGGTGTGGGTTCCCGGCGTGTCGTGGTCGGCCTCGATCACGGAAAACGCCAGTGCGGACGACACCGTCTCGGCGGTGTGGGGCTATGGCTGGTCTGTTTTAGTCACCGAGACGGCATCTGCCTCCGACGACGTCACGGCGATTTTCACACCGGCTCCTTGGGCTGGCAGTTCCTCAGCGCACCAGATTGCCGGATCCGTCGGGTTCGAGAATGCAGGGCCTACTGCATTTAGCCGCGCCGGGTCCGGCGGGGTCGATGCGGCATTTAAAATCGCCGGGACCGTCGGGTTCGAGAGCGCAGGAACTACTGCGCTCAAGATCGCCGGTGCAGTGGCCACGGATAACTGGCCGACCTCAGCGCTCAAAATTGCTGGCGCGGTCATCATTGAATACGCGAACGGCGTTCCCGTCGAACCGCCGGAACCGCCAGTCGAGCCACGCGTACGCTGCCCGGTCGGAATGGCTGAGTACACCGAGACCGTCGGATTAACCAATGGTTACCTTCTGAAAGGCGCAATCCCGGGTTTCGCGACTCTAAGATCACAACTGATCGATAAAGAAGAGGTGCGTTACCGGATAACCAATTCGCAAAAAGAGGAAGTCGGCGAAGGGTGGTTCGATTGGCCGGCGAACGTACTGCATCGCACGAAGTTCATAGTTCCAACATCCGGCATCGACTGGGGGCCGGGGCGGAAACTTATACACATCATTGAAGACTACGACGACGATGTGTGTTTAGGCGCTAGAATCAATCCAGACTCGCCGCTTTCGATCGGTATAGCAGAATACACCGAGACAACCGGGACTGGGGCGTATGTGCTGAAGGGGCCGGTCAGGGAATTCTTTACATTGAGGGGCCGCATCCCCAGTGGCGCGACGGTCAAATACCGCACCACGAATGTGGCGAAAGAAGAATACGGCGAGGGCACCTTTGATGCCGGCAGCAACACGTTAATAAGAAACGCGCCTTTGATTCCCTCGTCCCTTGTCAATTGGGGACCAGGGAGAAAGTTGATCTACATAAACGAGAAGTGACAAATGGATAGAGTATCTTCAGCTCTCGAGATTATCAGATCTCAGAGAGACAGTCTCGCTGCGTCTTATCACGACTTGCAGGTTGAGCATATCATGCTCAAGGAGTCGTTGACGTTGACCAGTAAGTTATTAGAGACGGCGAAAGCGCGAATATCGGAATTGGAAGATCCTGTAAACGCTGAAGGGAATCTTGCGAGCCATGCCGCTACCGACGCCTCTGCGTGAACTGGTCACCGCTGTCGAGTTGGACCTGATGAATGGCGAGTCCCTCGAGACACTACGCCTTTGCGACGTGGGGCCAGTGCTTGGCGCTGGGGTCACCGAAACGACTGTTCTCTCTGCTAGTTTCCGGCCCTGCTTGTACGTGCCACTGGATGTCTCATCGCGCATCGTCTCGGACGGTGTTAGCGATGTTATGCCGTCATCAGGCGATAGTGGCGGCTCGCTGAAGTTTTCCTTGCGCGAGTCTCGCGCAGGCATTCCGGAGACAGATCCACCGCTTTGGCAATATCTGGACATGGGGTGGCTCGGTCGTCGCATTCGCTATTATACTGGAGAACAAGGATCTAGCTTTGAGGATTACGAGTTATCGTATCTCGGGCGCGTTAGCGATGTCGAGCACGATACTCTTGACGTAACCGTCAAGACCGCAGATGCCAGTCTCGATCTCGACGATGTGCTCGTGCCATTTCTTTATGATTTATTCGCTACGATTTCAGGAGACTCGGGTGTCCCGGAGGTATTGATAGGGAAACAGCTGCCGGAGGCTCGTGGGTCCGTATATAAC